TGGGTGTGGACGACACCGGCATGGCTGTCGCGGCCAGTAACTCCACCACTGCCACTGCCACCACCTTCAACGGCAACTTCACGGCCAGCAGCAACACAGCCAACTCGGCCTTCGTCAAGGTCGCATCCAACGACAGGCCATCCACCTGCCAGCACTGCAACCACGACTGGCACGCCATGCGCCCCTGCAAGCACGAGGGGTGCCAGTGCGGGAACGTCGAGGGCCTTGGCACTCCGTTCGCCTCCAAGAAGCCCATGAATCCTTGGACGGAGAAGGATGAGGCCAAGGCTGAGGAGAACGAGACTGAGGGTCGTGACAACCCCGAATACATGTGGCGGCACGCCATCGGTGAGACGGTGGTACCTGCCGACGTGGACACCCTACGGGATTCGACCTGCCCCATCTGCGGTGAGCAGGACAGCTACGACGGAGAGACGTGCGCCGTCTGCAACTTCGTCAATCCACCCGACGAGTTGATGGACCCTGACCTGACCAAGGCCAAGGATCTACGGGAGCTACAGGACGCCCAGGAGGACACCGCCGCACCTGGCGAGTCCCCTGATGGCCAGCCCCAGGACTTCTCCATGACCAAGGAGGAGGAGGGCGAAGAACTTGGGGAGGGCTTCTCCTTCAAGGAACCAGGCGCGCAGGATGTACCCGAGGAGGGCGATCCTGAGGAGGTACCCGTAGATGAGGTTGACGTTTCTGTCTCTGAGACTGAGGACCCCAATGGTGACCATCACAATGGTCCCGACTCAGGGTTCTCGTTCCAGCCCAAGGAGCGGGAGACAGAGGTGTCCGTCGAGGTGGACTCCCCCGAAGCAGAGGCTGAGTCGGAAGAAGAGAAGGACTCCGACGAGGACGACGAGGAAGACGACGATCGCAAGAAGAAGTTCAACCCGTCAAAGGCCGCACGAGGCCACCGAAGAATCGTAGACCCACAGGAGTCTGAGATGAGAACCGCACTACGACTACTGGCTGAGCAGCAGGTTCAGCTTGACGCAGAGAAGAGGGCCATCTCCCTCATCGCGAGCAAGCTCGACATGCGCCCAGCGGTGGCACAGATCCGTGGCGAGGCCACCAAGCGCATCGCTGCACTCCGGGCCGAGGCTGACGCCGAGAACCCAGCGCAGCCCATCCCCTCCGAGGGGAGCGAGGCTCCTGCTGCCACCACCGAGGAGACGCTCGGTGACCTGAACGCAGACAGCGTCGAGACTCCTGGTGCCACCTCCGAGACGGACGTGGCTCCCGATGCCACCACCTCGGTGGACTCCGTGGGCGAGGACGTTCCTGCTCCTGAGGCAGCGAACCAGGACGTGACCAAGGCGGTCCAGGGCACCGAGGGTCCCCGGCCCACCGAAGAGGTACGTATCGAGACGGACGTGAAGGCTCAGGACGGAGTCAACACCGACACTGCCTTCCCGCTGGAGGGTGACTTCGCCACCGAGGTGAAGATCTCCTCCGGTCGCCAGTTCGCAGCCCTACGCCTGGCCAAGGCTCGCATCGCCGCCCACGTGGCCGAGAGCGATGACGATCTGGTCGAGGGCACCAAGATCGCGACCAGCGACATGAGCGACGAGGCCATCGCCTCTGAGATCTCGGTCCTGGAGAAGGTAGTGGAGGCATCGGCCAAGACCGCAGCCGCCGCTCCTCAGCGCACCGCTTCCCGCCAGCCCACACGCCGTGCTACTCCTTCGATGTCCGGTGGCCTTGCCTCCGCAGGCGTCGGATCGGGTGGTGCAGCCCTGGGCGGGGATGAGTTCCTGTTCGATTGATGCCGTCGCACCGTGAAAGTGGTGACGAGGCCCGAGAAGGTATGAAGGACTAGAGGAGAAACGAGATGCTCCGAACAACTCTTGCAAAGGCCCACCTGAACAGGACGATCCGTCCTCTCTACGGTTGGACCCAGGCGACTCCCCAGGACCGTTGGCTCGACCCAGCGTGGGACCGCAGCGTCAACATCTACCCCGGCATGGGCGTGACCCGTGCGGGTGGCGATCTGGTGACGCTCCCCAACGCAGCGGGCGACGAGGTCGTGGGCCTTGCCGGGCTGTACGTCGGCTCCCCCTCGGGCGACGACGACTTCCCGGTCGATGAGGTCGAGGAGCAGGGCATCAACGCCTTCCCCGTCTGGACCCTCGGTCCCGATGCGCTCTTTGAGATCCTCGCACCGGCCTTCGACGCCGACCTGACCTGGACGGACCCCACGGACGGCACCGTCCTCCTGGTCCACGTGCAGACCACGGGCGCAACCCGAGGCAAGCTGGTGCCCGCTGGCACCGCCAACGCAACGACCAACCCAGTCGCTCGGCTGGACAAGGTCGTGTCCTCCACCAAGATCATCATCGGCGGTCTACACGCCGGGGATGCCTGATCCGATCGACCCCTCCTAGGAGTACGGAGTAGCAACCATGAGCACCCTCGTAAGAACAGGTGGGCTGAAGCCACGTGTCGCTCGGAAGTCCGACGACTACGTGGAGGAGATGCGCCGCCGCCGCGGTTCCGATGCCGCCTCCACCTTGTCGCACGACGACAAGGTGAAGAAGATGGCTCTGATCCTGTCGGACGACGTGAACGGCATCCGCCGCCTCGGCGTCGGCATGATCGGTCCGATCCAGGTGAAGCTTCGGTACCAGGGGATCGTCCGCAACGTCCTCGTGGAGGACCCGGTAACGCCGGGTACCCCCGTCGAGTACGACGTGTTCGATGACCTGGGCCAGGCGTACACCATGTCGGGCACCGACGGTGAAGTCCGCATCACCCCCTTTGAGGGCAAGCGAGTACCGGTTCGGTTCTTCCGCATCGCCTCCCGCCCCGCGGTCCGCAAGGAAGACCTGTACTACCTCCGCCTCAACATCGTGGAGCAGGCACAGGACGAGACGAAGCAGGCCATCCAGAAGCAGGAAGACGCACGTCTGATGCTGATCCTGGCGGCTGCCCAGTCCGAGTACGCCTCCCGCGCTGACCACACCATCTCCCCGGACCACAACGTCAACGAGACGAGCGGCTACTTCACCGCCTCCTCGCTGTACTCCGCTGTGGCGCTGACCGACGTACACGAGATCGTCTCCGGTCGCCTGCTGGTCAACCCAGCCGACTACCGGGACTTCTACCGGTGGGACATCAACACCACCGGCTGGGCCTTCAAGGACCGTGTCGTTGCTGGTGAGAAGATCACCACCTTCGGTGAGTTCCAGATCCAGCGCTCCATCATGGTCCCCCAGGGCAAGATGTACGTCCTGCCCAACCCGGACTGGCTGGGTGTCTTCCCGGTCCTCTACTCGCTCGACGTGGAAGAGAACCACAACGTCGAGGAGTTCTGGAAGGGCTGGGTGTTCGATGAGATGGTCACGATGGCCATCCTGAACCCCCGTGGCATCGCTTCGGTCACCAAGACCTGAGCCTGAACAAGACCTGAAGAGCGAGGGACCGGGCCGTACTGGTCCGGTCCCTCTCTTCGTTAGAACCCCATAAGGACACGAGATGCCTCTAGACACATACGACGCATTGGCTCTGGATCAGAACCGTCCCCGCTACTTCGTTGCCGTCAACGAGGGATCGGGCCACGTGGAGCTACCCAACGGCTACGGCTACGACGACGGTGACGTGGTCGGCCTTGCCGTGGACGCCTACGCCGAGATCGACGCAGACAACATCGGGGCCGACGAGCTACTCACCTCGGGTGGCTTCTACGTCGTGAACGGCGACTACTTCTCGGTCACCAACGTCATCACGCTGGTGGATGTCGAGGAGGGTTCGACCCTGGTCAAGTTCAAGGCTCCCCAGGATCTGGAGATCCTCAACATCACCGTCACCCCCATCACGGCGGGTACCGGCGACATCACCGCTGAGGTGCTCCTCGGTGACGCTCCCACTGGTGCGGACGACGCTGCGGCCAACGAGGTCCAGACCCTGACCCGTACCTCCACGGGCGGCACCATCACCCTGACCTTCGATGGCGAGGAGACGGCAACCATCCCCGCCACCGCTGCTGGCTTCACCGCCGCAGCCACCCAGGCCGCTCTGCTGGCCCTGGACAACCTGGACACGGGCGACGTGGTCGTGACCGGCTCGGCCGGTGGTCCTCTGACCCTCACCTTCGGTGGGGCCTACGAGAACACCGACGTTCCCGAGGTGGTCGTGGACAACACCCTGGCTACGGGTGGCACCATCGTCGCTGCCACCTCCACGCCGGGTGACCCCGCTGGTACACCTCTCACGGTGCAGATCGCCACCGCTGGCATCGACGCTGGCTCCGCCTCCTTCGGTTCGGGCACAGGCACCTTCGGTGACCTGGCTGCCGAGGTGGACGAGGGCGAGACTGTCTCCGTCGAGGTGACCACCGTTGCGGATGCCTTCGACGCAGGCGTCGTGGTCGTGACCGTGGTGGGCGACCTAGTCCACACCTGATCCACTCCGCCCTGACAGGCCGGGGCCGGGCCGACCCTTCTCTCCCGTGGGGTCGGCCCGGCCCCTTCTAATTCACTGATACCTCAATGTTCACTGTCACAGTGAAGATTGCCGATACAGTGAAGATAAGC